CACGGCGTGGCAACCACCCCAGAAAAAGTAGGGGAGAATTCGACCTTTATGAGGCCGGTTCTAAAGTGTAGATCTTTATGCGCTTATACCCTGAATACCCTGGGAGAGTATCCTCGAGAACCTTCACCTTCCTATCCAACGTCCTTCTCAGGACGTAACTGGCATCAGCACGGTCTGGTCGTAAAGACCCGGACTGTCGATGCCACTTGGACGTCCCCCTCTTAAAGGGGATTCCAAGTTGAGTCCTGCGCCTTTTGAGCGCGTAAGACTCTGTATCTTCCTCAGGGACCAAATCCGCGTCCCTTAGGTAGATTGAGTAGGTTGGGTACACGTAGTCCGCTCCGAGCTTGTAATACGCTCGTCGCGGTTTTCGTGTAAAGGTCTCGAAGGTATAACCACTCCACCCAAGCTCCCGACGATGTGGCGTAAGCGCGCAGTCACCCAGAAGGTGACCGTCGCCGTACCCGTCGGGTCCGAAAATGCGTAGACTCTCATCCACGCATTCCCGTAACACTTGAGCGAATTCCGGCTGCCAGTTCCGCACGTAGAAGTTGTGCAGGACAAAGCATGTATCACCGGATAAAGGAGCCTTTATGTAGCAAGGCCGCACATCGATTCCGGATAAGTAGTCCTTCCCGCAACTTTCGCGGAAAGGTCCCGAGCTAAAGCTCTTCGATGCATTAACCTGAAAGCCTACAGCATTCAATACCTCCACTAAGAGAGGATATGCGTACGTGGGGACAATTATGTCGTCCCCATACACGCTGATCGACTGATGATCACGAGGATCACAGCACGACCAAGCAAGGCTGTAAAAGATAAGGCTTTCAAGCGGGAACGTAAATCCGTTCCCCATCGATGAGAACTTCTCGAGACGGATCACCCCTTTGGGCGTGGAGAACTTCCCGGTCCTGAAGACCCGGAGAAAATCCCACCAGTCGTACGAGAGCAAGCTCTCGACGACACCATTGGAGATCAAGTCCGACGCACTCGAGAGGTCCAGGGTTGCTACTTCCCCGGTGAGCGAACCAGTTCGAGCCAAACGCTGATTTCGCGTCTGGTCAGTCAGATCCACCCCCTCTCTGCGCAAAGCCTGCGCGATATAGGAGCCAATCCCTAGCTGAACAAACGAGTTCAACATGGGTTCAACGCCAATCGTACGGTCAGTCTTCGCGTTTTTCCGAACGAAGCTGATCCTGCCTTCATGGATTTCGACAGGAACAGAGACCACTCCCTGGTCGGCTGGACAGCCAGACCAGAGCGGAACCTCCGCTAAAACCTCCGGGAGGAGGCGAATAGCGTCTTCGCTACTAGCGAACGTCTGCGCCAGCTTACGCCGGGCGGACGCGTCCTTCTTTTTGACTTGAGTCGTCGCACCAGGTCCGAAACGCAAGCGTAGTTGCGAGAGTTCAGGGACGTCCCCTAGGACAGCACTTATTTTCCGCTGAGCCCGAAAAAGCACGGACTCAACGCGCGGGAGGAATGAAAACCCACCCGCGAAGTAACGTCTGAAGAGGTCGTTTGACTCTGCACACTTCGTTTCGGACTCTACGAACTTTTCCCAGGCCACTTGCTGACGATCGATCCCCAGTTCCACATCTTCGCGTTTTTGAAAGAACGCGAGGACTTGGCGCAGGTGAATCGTGTCTTCTGCAGTAAGGTCTGTGTAGTTGAGTTCGTAGAGGCACAAGCCGCCAATATCGCGTTCTCTCACGAGAGTGCGAATTTCGGTTGCTTGTTTCTCGCCGCTTTTTACAGCGGCAAGGTGCCTGTCGGCAAGGAGAAGGAGAACCTCGTTGGTAGCCCGAGTGTCCCACTGTTCATCCCAGCGCGTGAATTTGCGCATGAAGCTTCCTTTAATTAGGAAAGTAGGGGTGAACCGCGACGATCATTAGGTCGGAGAGACCAATTGATCGATCAACTCAGGCACCGGGCCCGTGCTGGAAGCAGCCACGCTGGTCGAGACGTTGTTCAACAGGTTCACGAGAACCTGCCGCGCAAGCCTGCGGCCAGTTACGTCGGATCGCTCATGGAAGTACCCTACAGCTTGCAGGGTATTAACATAGGCGACCTTCGGTGCTGCAGTGTAACCAGCGGCGTTCTGGTTCGTCACGGTCTCCATGACCGGAACTTCGACCCGGAGATCCGTCCGGTAGACGCCAGACTTCAGCTTCGACATTTTCGCCGTAGCTGAGACTTGCGCGTACTTCGGAACGGAGGCAAGCTGTTCCCGCCACGTCGCGATCACTTCACCTTTTTCACGGGTGACGCTCTCGGCAACGAGGGTATGGGAGACAGGCGTACCTGCACCGTCATAGACGGTGATATTGGCGATGGCACTCATTGTGTCATTCCTAAATAGGCTTCAGTCCCACTAGTGGAGGGGACCTAACCTGGAGGTTTAAGTTATGTAACTCTTCAATTTGCCGGACCCGAAGGTCTGGACAAGAAGTGCTACGGCATTTGCGCAGTGTTTCCACGACGCGACCTTCGCCAACGGTTTAAAGTTGGGAAGGGGCACTGCAAGAGATGAACTCACGGTGCGGGTCATCGTCAGACTGTGTTCCCGGTAACTCGGTTGATTGAGTATTCGGTACTGAGGACTGATGTACACCCCGCCACAAG